TGCGTGGATCACTGATAAGGGTGCGACCATAGACATTGACCTTATGATTGGTTTCGCACGTCAGATTGCTACACTTGTGGACTTTGCAACACCGAAGGAAGCAGCACAGTTGAAGCAGGATCTCAATGCGTATATTAAAGATGGTGATGAGGTTGTTGCTGAAGAGTTTGCTAATTATCAGTTGGTGCGGTTGTGGTTACTTGTGGAGAGTATAAAGACTGAATTTATGGAACTGATGAGAGACAATTTCAAGTGTGATTGCTTCCTTGGTCAGGAGTTGGTCAACGGTGAGGGGTATGTCATGGCAGGTAGTCACGGAACATATAAGTTAGTTGACAGAGAGACATTTTCACATTATAATTTTAATATCGTTCGTTAGTGAATACAGCAGTTGGGGGGTTGCCGCCCCCCGTATATAAAAACGCATAGGGAACCTAACCTACAAAGTGTTACGGAAGCGTGATAAATGTTGCATTTTATATACAAAAATTTCCCCAGGTATAGATAAAGTCAGAAATGAAAATGAAATCCACTTATATGAAAAAAAATCCCGCAGAAATTTTTACCACTATAGAGACTGATCCGACTACTGGGGAATACTATACCATCATACCCGAATGGATTATGAACGAGATGAATTGGTATGAAGGAACTGAACTTCGATTTAATATTGATACAGAAGAAGTAATCATCACAGAAAAAGATGACTAAGGAAAAGACCTACCACATTTACCTTGAAGATAAGGTTTTATTTAAAAATCTAGAAAGAGAATTATTTGAAATTATATGGGATAGGTTATATGTTTCCTATCATAGAGATGATCTAACCTATACAGAAGTTGATGGAGAATACAGTGATAATATTGCAGAACACTCCTATTAGTAAATATAAAGCAATCATTAAACTTGTAAATACTTAGGTTATATGATAAACTGAAAGGAAGAAGTCCATATAAAGGTAATTTACAACGGAGGAATTATGAGCGGTGACGCAGGATTAGACGAATCGATTGTCTTTTATAGTAAGAAGATGACTGAAGCAAAGATGATAGTTCTTAAACATAAAGGAATTAAATTAAACTACAAATCAATTAAGAGTATTGAGAAAACCGAACAAGTTAAATAAAGACACTCTTATTGACAATGCATAGATAATAGTGTATTATATAATTATAATTGAAACATAGTATGGCAAAAGGATTTACTGTTAAATCAGCTGCTGCAAAAGCAAAAAAAGAAGCAGACACACCAGAGTGGGATTACGATAAAGCAAAAAAATTGATAGCAGGTAAGACGGTTGTGTTCTGTCTACCAGGTCGAGGAGTATCATATACATTTTTAAAGAACTTTGTAACTCTCTGTTTTGATCTCGTACAAAACAAAGCAAGTATACAAATATCACAAGATTATTCATCAATGGTCAATTTTGCCCGTTGTAAATGTCTTGGTGCAAATGTTCTTCGAGGTCCTGACCAGTTACCTTGGGATGGTAAACTTAAGTATGATTATCAGTTATGGATTGACTCTGACATTGTTTTTAATGTTGAGAAGTTCTATCAACTTGTATTAATGGACGAAAAGATTGCATCAGGTTGGTATTGTACAGAAGATGGAAGAACAACTTCAGTCGCTCACTGGTTAGATGAGGATGACTTCAAAGGTAACGGTGGAGTGATGAACCATGAGACCATCGACTCAATTAGTAAGAGAAAGAAACCATTCACAGTGGACTATGCAGGTTTCGGATGGTTACTTATCAAGCATGGAGTATTTGAAGACGAAGGAATTAAGTATCCTTGGTTTGCTCCGAAGATGCAGATATTTGAATCTGGTGCTGTTCAAGACATGTGCGGAGAAGACGTTTCCTTCTGCTTAGACGCAAAAGAGGCAGGTTTCCGTATTATGTGTGACCCTCGTATTCGTGTAGGACATGAAAAAACCAGAGTTATATAGTATCTCTTATAAAGGAGAGGTTCTTCATAAAGACCTTTCTAAGGATGAATATTTTGAGAAGATGCAGGATTTAGCAGATGAATTCTTTGCGAATGGTACACCGCATCCGCTCGAACTTGAAACAGACGTAAAAAATGTACCAGAAGACTTTAATATAGAGGACTATCAGTAATGGCAAAAACGTTCAGTATGGGTAACACAATTGAAACCCACCCGAAAAAAACTCGTCAAGGAAAAGGAAAGCATTCAAAATATGCAGCAACATCCCGTAACTCGGCTCGTAAAAGATACAAAGGACAAGGAAAATAGATGGCTTGTTTGATTGCGAACCTACCTTCTTATGAAGTATGGGTAAGAAAAGAGTATTTGACTGATCATAAGAGTGGTCATGGTGAATTTGTAAAGGGAGTATGGGTATCTGCGAAGAGTATACCTGGTCGAGCATTCTATTTTGAGACATATTTACCCGAATATGCTGCAATGTTCGATAAATTACCGATTTCTGCGTTTACATCAGACCCAGAGACACCTACACCTGACATGACACTGCATAATTTGCAGTTTTGGAACTGTATGGACTATGGAGTGGTCGCAGTTCAGAAGCAATTTATCGGTTCAATGCACTATGAGGTCTATACAAGAGACTATGGCAACCAAACTGGCACATATATTTGCACTTTAGACAATTATCATCAAGATGTAGACTCAATTGACTACTCTACAAGTGAACAACCTGCTGAACACAAGTCACATAACCTCTTAGAATTAGATAATGGGCAGTTTGCACTCTATCCAAACAATAGAATGCGTATCTATGATAACAGTATTACACCAGAAACACCCAAAGTACCAGACTTTAAGGTATCAACTGTCTACTATCAGGTAGAAAATGGTCATGATCGTGATGGATTGGGTTCGGAAGAGAATTATTTCTGGAAAACAGCAAAAGAAAGGGCAGTTGATATGAATGTAGGTGCTGGAAATACAGCAATTGAGAAGAAAAGAGCTCCTTTTGAACCAGAATTAGGATAAATAATAACATTCTGTAAAAAGTGTCATAAATAAAACAGGAAAGTACCTGTAACATGGCAATAAAGAGGATTTCAAGGGCATTTAAGGACATAAGTTTGTCTTTTAACCCTCATCCAATTACAAAAGACCTTACAATTCTCAAAAATGAGAATGCAATTAAGAAATCTGTAAGAAATTTAGTACAAACAATCCCGACTGAAAGGTTTTTTAACTCTACATTGGGATCTGAGGTTCGTGATAGCCTATTTGACTTTGTAGATGTTGGTACTGCATCTGTTATACAGAACCAAATTCAAATTACACTTGAAAATTTTGAACCTAGAATAGATAATGTAACAGTAGAGGTTGAACCAAGACCAGAAGTAAATGAATTTGAGGTTACAGTGTTCTTTACTGTAGTTGGACAGGATATTCCTACACAAGAATTCACATTCATGCTCGAAGCAACAAGATAAATGCCTTTTACTAAGTTTACAAACCTCGATTTCGACCAAATTAAGACCTCAATTAAGGATTATCTCCGTGCAAATTCTGATTTTACGGATTTTGACTTTGAAGGATCTAACTTTTCAGTCTTAATCGACACTTTAGCATATAATACGTATATAACAGCATTTAATTCCAATATGATTGTAAATGAGTCATTTTTAGACTCTGCTACAGTACGTGAAAACGTGGTTTCACTTGCAAGAAACATTGGATATGTTCCAAAATCAAGAACTGCTGCACAAGCTACAGTATCTTTTGATGTTACTACCTCTGGCAATACACCAACAATCACTCTTCAACCAGGTTTGGTGTGTGTAGGTAGTTCAAATGATACTTCTTATGTATTTTCAGTTCCAGAGAGCATTACAACTGTTACATCTCAGAGTTTTGACGCAAATGGTAATGTAATAAGTAGTACAGCATCATTTGATAGCATTAACATATATCAAGGAACTTATCTATCAAAAAGTTTTGTTGTAGATGGTTCACTCGATCAGAGATTTTTACTTGAAAATTCATTTATTGATACATCAACTATTAAAGTTTATGTAAAAGGTGCTGCTGATACTGGTGTAGGAAGAGAATATCGTAAAGTAGACAATATATTAAACATTAGTGACATATCAGAGACTTATTTAATACAAGAAATTACTGATGAGAGATATGAATTATTATTTGGTGATGGTGTATTCGGTAAAAAGTTAGAAAATGATGCTATTATAACAGTTTCTTACATTGTAACTGATGGAACTGAAGGAAATGGTCCTTCCTCCTTTACATATGCAGGTAGCACAGTATCATCATCAAATCAAATTTCATTACCATCAGTTACACCAACAATTACAACTGTCATATCGGCATCTAATGGGGGTAATATTGAGTCAATTGACTCTATTAAGTACTTTGCACCTAGACTGTATTCATCGCAATACAGAGCAGTTACAGCAAGGGATTACGAGTCTGTAATACAACAAATATATTCAAATACCGAATCAGTTTCTGTAGTTGGTGGTGAGGATTTAGATCCACCAGAATTTGGAACTGTTTTTATAACAATAAAACCAAAAAATGGTGAATTTGTATCTGACTTTGATAAACAATCAATATTATCAAACTTAAAGGGATACACTCTTGCAGGAATTAATCAAAAAATACTCGATCTCAAATTACTTTATGTTGAGTTGGATTCATTTGTTTATTATGATCAATCAAAGGTAACAACTGTATCAGAATTAAAGACAAGTATTACTAATGGTCTCTTAACTTATGGTTCCTCTACTGATCTTAATAAATTTGGAGGAAGATTTAAATATAGTAAGATGTTAAACGTTATTGATAACATTGATGATGCGATTACATCTAATATAACAAGAGTTAGAATAAGAAGAAACCTTAAATCATTAACTAATCAATTTGCACAATATGAATTATGCTATGGAAATAAATTTCATATTAATGCAGACGGTAAAAATATAAAAAGCACTGGATTTACAATTGAGGGTCAGACTGATATGTTATACTTCACTGATATACCAAATAAAAATTCTGATGGCACATTAGATGGAAGTGGAAAGGGTGTTTTAGCTATTGTAAAGGGTGATAATGAACTATCACAAGGTCAATTGGTTGTTGCTTCTGCTGGAATCGTTGATTATGATCATGGAGAAGTAATTATATCAACTGTGAACATTACTTCGACTCAGAGAAGTAATAATATTATTGAAATACAAGCATTTCCCGAATCAAATGATGTTATTGGATTAAAAGATCTGTATCTCAGTTTTGCTGTTGGAGATAGCTCCATAAATATGGTTAAGGACACAATTACATCAGGTGAACAGATATCTGGTGTTGGATATAAGGTTACATCAAGTTATGCAAATGGAGCACTGGTAAGAGGATAATATGATAACCACTGGAATTGATAAGAGAGTCAAAGTCCAACAGATAATTGAAAATCAAATACCTGAATTTTTAATATCTGAAAGTCC